TGGTGTCATTAGAATGAGAGGGTGGGTGGGCGGTTACGAAGTAACCCAAGTTGCGCCAAGTAAGAGGGAGAGAGGGTTAGCTAAATGTCAATTGTTCACGCAACGCTCGGTATCTGTTTTTTGGCTCGTCCTGACACGAAGCTTACAAATATAGGCAAAAACTGGTGTCGCAAGTGGGGCAAACCTTAAGTCTGACTTAAGATGGATTATGAACGTTCCGTAATGTTCCGTAATGTTCCGTTGAGAAAAACATTGCATACAGTAGTTTTTTTAGTTCTAACCCTTTGATTTTATTAGATTTTATTTATATTTATATTAGTTTATACAGTATTGTTCCGTTGTTCCGTCAAAATAGGTAATTCGCGGGATTTTTTTAACTTTTTTAAGCACACGTGTAAACGAGTTTTTTCTGTGTGCTCAGATCAATCGAGCTTTGCTGCAAGACCCCTAAAATGACGGAACACGGAACAAACCACAAAAACCCCATCAAAACCCGCATGTTTCCTCGCTTTTTTCAAATAACATCTAGCAGAACATTACGGAACAATAGCGAACAAACAACATAATAACGGCATAAACACTAGGGTACTTGACAAAGGGAAAGAACTATGCCATAATGTAGTCACAGTAACAAAACGAAGTAGCAAAAACAGCAACGCAACCTTAAGTCTGACTTAACCTTGGAGAATGTGATGAAAAAATTCGTGGTGTTGTATCGGATAGAACAAGTAATGTCCCCGCTAGATGCGCCCTTCGGGTTTGTATGTGACGCAGAAGATGCCGACCATGCAGAGGAACAATGCATTAATGCGTACCCAGATTGTGGCGTGGTGTGGGTGGCAAATGGCGAATCTTATAAAGATGCGTTAAGCGTTTATTGGAACTAAAACAACCTTAAGTCTGACTTAACCTTGGAGAACAGCATGACAACAAAACCTAAATTCAAAAAACCCTCGGGCTACATCATATATCGCGGCCCGAGTCTGCTAGACGGCAAACCCATCGTAGTGGTGGCAATAGTTAAAAAGTCAAAAAACAAAAAGACGGGCGGTATGGTGCAGACCTACATCATGGCAGACAATGGACTAAGCCCAGTGGAATCTGCGCGCAATCTAGATGATGTTTCAGTGTGTGGTGATTGTAAGCATCGGCGCGGCGTGATTAACCCAGAGACTGGCAAGGGTGGCCCGTGCTATGTCAATCTAGGGCAAGGCGCTCGCTCTGTTATGGACGGCGTGATGCGCGGTATTTATCCAGATATCTGGGCAAGTATCGAGGTGATGGAATCCTTTGTTGTTGATGTGGCGCGGCGTATGACTAGGCTCGGTACGTATGGTGATCCGGCGGCGGTTCCGGCTTATGTATGGGAGTTGTTATTACAGGATGCAGCAGGTCACACAGGCTACACGCATCAATGGGCATCGGGTAAAGCGGATCACGTCAAGCAGTGGTGCATGGCATCGGCGGATACACCGAAAGAAAAAGCTCTGGCAAAAGCAATGGGGTGGCGCACATTCCGTGTCCGTGGTGCGGATGATGTGGAAGTGTATGCGGATGAGGGCAAGTGTCCTGCCAGCGAAGAGATGAACAAGCGGGTGACGTGTGAGGATTGCATGGCATGTTCAGGTGGTATCGATAGCAAAAAAGCAAGCATGGTCATTATCGTGCATGGCTCACTCAAAAACAGATTTGCAGCAAGCGTAGCGGCATAAACAAAGGGCGGGGAAACCCGCCTACTAAAAACCTTAAGTCAGACTTAACCTTGGAGAAAAATCATGAGCATGAGATCAATCGAAGCAATGCATAACCTAGACGCAACCACATTGGAGGAAATTATGAGCGCAGTGGTAAATGTGGATTATATGGAAAACGTGGAGGAATTCACGCCGTCACTACCTAAGATCAAACCCATCGATGGCATACCTAACGGCTCCTACAGAACAGGTGGATTGGAGGGTTTGACCAAGGGGGATATTGAAAAACGTTTGGGCTTTGCACCCAATGCAGAGGACGATCCGGCTAAGGTCGTGAATAGTTGGGCGTTTACAGTAGACGGCGACATGTGCGCTATCTGGGATTACAAGGGTAGTCATTTATTTAATCGGTGGTCATGCTATGACCCAACAGGTGCATTACATGCGGTATTCGATGCGTCCAACATTAACGATAAGGGGTGGTGATGAAAGTACGCGAGCTAATAGCGCAACTAAGCGAGGTAAACCAAGACAGTGAAGTCTACCTGTACATAAACGGTGAGCGCATCGGGGTTCAGTCAGTCGATGATAACTTCAGTGATGATTGGTACGTGGACATCAACGCAGCAGAACATAAAGGAGAAACCATGAAAGTATCTGAGCTAAGTGGGGCGGCATTGGATGGGTTGGTCGCTAAGTGCGAGGAGTTTGAAGTGCCATCAGATTGGCTGCTACCTGAGTATAACCCTTCAACCAACTGGGAACTAGGAGGCGCGATCATTGCGCGTGAGCGGATTAGTTTGTTAGATCAAGGCGGTGATTGTTGGCTGGCTATTTGCGGATGGAAAGAAGTTTTCGGGGATACACAACTCGAAGCAGCGATGCGTGCCTATGTGGCAAGCAAATTAGGTGATGAAGTACAACTACCGGGGGAAGTGTGATGAAAGCAGATGAGTTTTTATTTTGGGTAATGGTAGCGATGGCGCTGTTCGTGGCGTATTTAGTAACCTTTGAGGGAGCGTGAGATGAAAACCAAGGAACAGATAAAGAAGTACGCAGAGGGCGTGGCATGGGCACACTTCTATTCAGATGAGGACACGCCGTGGGAACCATTTGAAGACTATCCGGAGGAGGAAATTGAGGAGCAGTGCGCGGACTTAGCCCAAGCCATTGAAGTATCGATGTTGTGGGCGCAGGGCAGTGAGCATGGCGAGACGGGGCGTACCCCCCTTGACAGTGTATAACCATCAATCTATAATATGTTCTGGTGTGACGAATTCAAAACAACTAAGTGGAATATCGCACCAGAGCAGCAGCAACAATAACAACAGCATCAAACATTAAGTCGGACTTAATAACTTGGAGAACAATCATGGCACAAGTAAATACAGCAGCAAATCGCGTCACACTAAAAGAACTTGTCACATCAGTAGCAACAGTAGGTCACCTGCGTACCATCATTGCGAGGGGCGAACCCGGAATTGGTAAGTCGTGGACGCTTAAGGCACTAACGTCAAAATTTCCTAAGCATAAAGCTGTCACGGTGGATTGCGCTCGGTTACTGGATCAAGGCGATTTCTGGGCTATGTATCTAGAAGACAAGGCAAGCGGCGGCAAAGTAGCGCGTCAAGCCCTCTTGGATATGTTCGACTTCGACCCAGAGCAGCCCATCCTGTTACTGCTAGATGAGATAGGCAAGATGCCCAAGGGTGCAATGAACGTGATCTTAACCATCATATTCGACCGCCGATTAGGTGACCGCATGCTGCACCCAGATTCAATTGTATACGCGACAACTAACTTAACGGCTGATGGTATTGGTGATTTCCTGCCAGCCCATGCACGTAGTCGGGCGGTGATTGTCGAGATTAAAAAGCCTGAGTCGGGATTCAATCCTGATGGCTCGGTGGAACCTGATTCGTTCGGCTCATTCATGTTGTCTAATGATTTCGATCCGGCAATCGTGGCGTGGGTGGCGCGGAACCCGCATGCACTGGAGAGCTATCGTGACTATCCGAATGATAAGGATTGGTCTAACCCATACGCCTACCATCCGACCAAGGGCGCTGAGTTATATTTCTGCCCACGTAGTGCACATGCTGCGTCTGACATTGTGAAACAGCGTGATGTGTTGGGGCATAGCCTGACTATGAAGTTGTTGACAGGTGCAGCAGGTGAGTCGTTCGCTCGGGACTTCGCGGCGTTCTTAATGATCAAGGATAAGTTGCCGTCCATATTGTCAGTAGCGAAAGACCCAAGCGGTGCAGATATGCCGCCTGTTGGTGACGCAGTAGCCCATTGCGTGATGGTGCAGCAGTTGGTAGCGAACCTAAAGAAAGAGACGGTTGATGCGTTCGTGACATACATGCAGCGTATGGGTAGTGAGTGGCAAGCGATGTTTGGGCGTTGTGTTATCGCATCTGAGGATAAGCAGAAGACAGGCATTCAGTGCGCGGCGTTTCGTCAGTGGGCAATGGACAATCAGTGGATGTTTTCTTAATTAGGGGGACATATGTTTACAGCAGAACAAAAACTTACACGTGCCACGGTGTGGCTGATGGAATACCCGCCGGTCTGCGCTCTATCAGGGATCATGTTGATGGGCAAGATCGAGGTGAACGACAGCGTACCTACTGCGGCAACCAATGGGCGTGATGAGTTCTACGGACGTGGCTTCCTTAACACGTTGACTGAGCCGGAGGTGCGTGGGTTGAAGTTGCATGAGGTGTTTCATAAAGCCAAGCGGGATATGGTCACGTGGAGACATCTGTATGAGAAAGACCCAAAGATTGCCAACATGGCGAGTGACTACGTTAATAACCTGATGATCTGGGAAGTTGACCCGTCACAAAAAGATATCAAGTTGCCTGACGGTGGGTTGTTGGACAAGCGTTTCCGTAACATGGATACAGGCGAGGTGTTCGCCATACTTAAACAGGAGAAAGATAATGGACAAGAACATGGTGATGGCAAAGCAGGGCAGGGCGCGGTCGGTGCGGGTACTGGACAGGAAAGCCTCGATCATCATGACTGGGACGGTGCGAGCGCCTTATCGGACGAGGAACAAGAACAGCTCTCAGAGGAAATCGATCAAGCGTTAAGGCAGGGCAAGATATATGCAGAGCGCCTGAGTGGTAAGTTACCCCATGCCATCGAGGCTACGTTGGCTCCAGTCGTGCGGTGGGATGATGAGTTGGCTGAGTTTGTGACTTCCTTGTGCAGTGGGTCGGACATGCCGTCCTTCCGTAAGCGCAACCGCCGCCGTATGGAGTCGGAGATTATCTACCCGAGCATGATGACTGAGCGCATCGGTAGGTTGGTCGTTGGTATAGATACATCAGGTTCGATCTTTGGTAGCGGTGTGTTGTCAAGCTTTATGGCTGCACTCAATAACTTGTGTGAGGTTGTGCGTCCCGAGTCTATAGATGTGTTGTACTGGGATTCTCAGGTAGCGCAGCATGAGACGTATGACGATAACTCATACGCAGGGTTGTTGGTATCGGCTAGCCCACAAGGTGGCGGGGGTACTGATCCGCAGTGCGTGGTTGATTACATGAAAGAGAAGCATATTCGTCCTGATGCGGTAGTGATGTTGACTGACGGTGAAGTGTCCTCATGGGGTAAGGGTTGGGATGTACCTACTCTATGGTGTATCACTGACAAGCACATCAAGTCGGGCGTAGGTAGATCAGTACACATAGCAGTCTAAATATAAATCTTAAGTCTGACTTAATCTTGGAGAAATAAAATGGCTATTCAAAATGCTGCAATTCTTGTTGACTTAAACATCGGTGCGTGGACTGGTCGCAAGCTAGATAAAAATGTGTCGAGTGAAATCGATGTGGCTAAGGGTACGAAAGCTAAGGGTGGCAACTACCATAAGCACTTGCTAGCAGGTACAGATAAGTTGGACGCAGTGCAGAAGATTGTGTCAGCGGTACGTGTGTGGCACTACGAGCAGACGTTGCCTTGGTCAGATGGTGGCTCGCGTTTACTACCTATGAAAAACTTCTTTGACTACAAGCGCACCTTGTCTATGTTCGAGGCTCAGTTTACTCGGGCGGTGGATGAGATGGTCAGCGAGTATCCTGTGATGGTGACAGCCGCTGCGTTTCAGTTGGGTGCATTGTTTAACCGCGCTGACTACCCAGAGGCAGACACGATCAAGGCTAAGTTTAAGTTTAACTATGTGTTCATGCCTGTACCAACGGCGGGTGACTTTCGTATCCAAGCAGCAGACGAGGCTATCGCCGAGTTGCAAGCGCAAGCTGAACAGCACGTTACTACCCGTTTGAATGACGCTATGAAAGATATCTGGACACGCCTGCATGAGTGCCTGAGCCACATGTCTACCAAGCTTACTGACTTACCTACGCCTCGCGTGTTGAAGGACGGCACTGAGATGTACTCGCAGGTGTTTCGTGATTCATTGGTTAACAACGCTGTCGAGTTGTGTGGGTTGTTGACTAAGCTTAACGTGACTGATGACCCTGACCTCGAGTTAGCTAGACACAAGCTAGAGGACGCGATCTTCGGCGTTACTGCGGATGACCTGCGTGAAGATGACCACGTGCGCTCTGCATTGAAGTCGGAAGTAGATAGCATACTCAAAGCATTCTCATTCTAATTACAGGGGGGCTTGTCCCCCCACACTTTGGAGAAACATCATGCCTACTATCACAATAGATCAAGTACACCCCGCGATACGCGACTTAGTTAATACGTTCTTATTGAAGAGCAAGTACCCGTTTGAAATGATCGCACATGGCGGTCAGGTTATGCGCGGTGAAGAGACATACAACAAGGGCGTTGCCTTTTGGGACAACAACTTCGATAGAGAACACGCAGGTAAGTTGCGTATAGAAGTTGATAAGAAGGACAGGCTTGTGTTCGTCATCACAGGTAGAGAAGAAGTATCGCCCCGCCGCAGGACACTTGATGAACGTTGGTCAAAAAGAACGACTGACTATAAGAAGGTGGTGAAGCTGATGCTGTCTATGATCACGCCTTACACACTAGAAGCTATCGCACATAGCCATCACAATCCTATACGTGAACACCTACGTGGGTGGCGTTATGAGAATGATTCCAAGGTAAAGGAACCCCTGCGTCAGTTAGGTAATTCACATATGGCAATGATCAAAGAGTTAAAGAATTTGAAAGCATTGGGGGTTAACTTTGTGACACAAGAATTTAGAGATATCGCAGAGCAGACACTTGCCTACCATGACGAGCATGAGTACCGCGAGAACGCAAAGGTAGCCCAGATATTTGTTACGTACAGGGACGATGGCATTCATGTGTTTGATAATAATGCGTCACCTAAAGAACAAGTGTACACAAGCTTCGATACGTTACCGGAAGATACCCGGGGGAGAGTGGCGTTCCTAAAGATGTTGAAGGATGGCGATAGTATTCCCGAGGTAGGGTTGCGCGTGGACTCTAAAACTTTTTGGGTATTAAAAATGTCTGAGCGTGTTTCCAAAGGGAATGTATAATGAATCTTGACGGACGGGAATTGAATTTAGGTGCGGTCTATTTTGTATCAGTCAGAGTACAGAAGAGGCATGATGGGTCTATCGCGCTTACGTACGGTGGGGCAGGTGAGTGGCTTTCTAAACCTCCATACTCAACCGAACTATTTGAACAAACGATTAGAGAGAAGCTGTCGTTACTAATGCTCGCCCCAGTAGGTACAGCAGTCAAAGGGGTGGGGCGTAGGTTAAGCAGTGGTGTGTATCACGTGCGTATGTTTCCATTAGATGTAAGAAGACTACAACCAGATTGTTACAGGGAGGAAGACCTATGTTAAGCGCCGGAAAATTTATCAGAGAAGAGCCACCAGAGATCGGTAAGCTTTTTATACCTGAGCATAAGTGGGACAAGTTCACACCTGAAGAGCGGTTCGTACAAAACCTTTTATTAGATGATGGTAAGAATAAAACTTTTATAAATAAACTGTTCGATGTATTTGCTCGAGCATAACTTGGAGAAACGTCATGCCTAACATTGCAGTCAGTTCATCAGATACCCTTAGTCCTATCGAAATAAAGAAGCGCCGTGCCCGAGCCATGAATTCATTCACTGTGTCGAAAGAAAAGTTTGGTTACTGGCATCAAGAAAATATCGGGGGAAAAATAGATTGGACTAACCCAATGATCGCGCATATGTTTCAGTCATGGGTTGCAGGTAGTGGAATAAAAGAATGGATCAGCGATAAAGAACTTGCAGCAAGAGCAGCAAAGAAAGAAAGAATGGCAGCAACCAAAGCAAAAAACGCAGCACTAAGAGAAGCAGCAGAACTTAAAGAAAAGGAGAAATGATGTTACCCGCTAATTGTGTATACAAACTTAAAACAGCAGCAGAAACAAAAGACCCAGAGACAATAGACGCAGCTATCAAATTGGTGAAGCTTCTTGCCCCACAGTATTTTTTTAAAACGGATAGCAATGGTAAAGACATTGACCCAGCATTAGTTAATCGTATTTTTTATCATTGCCCATACAGCATGCGATGGTCAGGTTCGTATATAACCAACAAACGAATTCCAAGGAATGACTATGAGTATTGAAACCTTTGACTATAAACAAATCTTTGTTTGGATTAATAACGTCTGGGCAAAATCATTAGCGGCTGTGGTGTTGTTCTTTGTTGGTATCTGCATAGGGCAGGTTCAGGTTGAGGGCAGAGTGGTAGGCGACTGCAAATACGCAGGAGCTTTTCGTGTAGGACATGAGGCATTTATGTGCCAGAGGAGAATTTAATGGAACACAAGAACCAAATTAATTTTATGCACACGTTTGAGAACATACAAGATTGCAGAGAATACATAGCGAACTTTGATTTACCTGCGATTGTCTTATGCTTGTTTAACGGAGACAGAACGCTATACACATTTTGTTTGCAGTCGTCGTTAGATGCTATGCAAGAGACCATGACCGCTATGCGATCCACGTATGTGGAAAAACCAACGCCAACATTTGTTGGTTCGATAGGGTAGGGGGCGAATAATGAAAGCATTTCCAAACAATAGAAGCGAGGGTATGGACTTGTGTGATTACTTTGCGGCGAAGGCGATGCAGGTTCTTTTGGCTGAGAAAAATGACGCGGGTACAGTTTTATGGGAGCCAATGGCGGCGGCTGAATATTCTTACGAGGTAGCAGACGCAATGATGAAAGCAAGGGGGCAGGAATGACTAGAGATGAAACTATTAAATTAGCGGAAGAGGCGGGGTGGCGTGTAGATTCTGAAGGCGAGATTCTTGAGGGAGATGGTTGGCACATACAAACAGATATTGTTGAACGCTTCGCAGAGTTAGTCGCAGCAGCAGAACGTGAGGCGTGTGCGAAGGTGTGTGATGACATGAGTGGGCCAATTGAAATCTACAACCCTGCGTATGTTCATTATATAGGTTGTGCTGAAGCTATCCGAGCAAGGGGGCAGGGATGACTGACACAGACATACATAGCTGCGGATATTACTGCGACCGACATGCTTGCATCCTAGCGCAACGTAATGAGTTAAGAGATAAGCTGTTTGAAGGTCAAGCGGTAAAGACGTATTCAGGTGGCAAGCCGAACTATACGCAGCCGATAGAGAAAGAATGGGTTGGGCTGACTGATGAGGAATTAGAGTTCTACACAGAAGAACTAGGACAGGGCGAGTTGGGTAGGGGTGTATTACGTGCAGTAGATGACTTCTTGAAGGAGAAGAACACATGAAGTATGAAGACTTTGAAAAGTTTGTACGAGAAAAGTGTATGTACGACACAATCTACGACGACAGCGATGGTAGACCGATATTGATAATACGACTGTTGGATGCGTATGGCATGGTAAATAAAGCACAGCGCGAATGGATAGGGCTGACGGATGAAGAGATACGAGATTTGTACGCAGCCAATGACGCAACACAACTTAACTACGCATGGGCAATAGAAGCAAAGCTAAAGGAGAAGAATAATGGATAAAGAATACACAGCAGCCGAAGCGAAGGCATGGCTGAACGGCTATGACGAAGGGAAGAAAATCCGCACGTCCGAAAGGAATATACAAACTTCGGACAGCAAAGAAGCAGAATCCACACGAGCATGGGTAGGGCTAACTGATGATGAAAGATATTTAAACGATGGTAGAACTGAAGAAGAAATTCAGTATGCGAAAGCAATTGAAGCCAAGCTAAAGGAGAAGAACACATGACCACGATTGAAAAAGCATTAGCAGTTGTTGGGGTAATCATATGTATTAGCGGAGTACAAATGGCGGCAGTCAATTACCAATGCCAAACCAAAGGCGAATTTAAAACACCGTGGTGGTCGGGCGGTGAAAAAAACTATTCCTGCAAGGAGAAGAACAATGGCTAAACTACCGTACACAATAACAATCTGTCCTGACGAGCCGAACCCTAAACAGTTCACGGCGTTAACCCCTGCCGTCCTTCGCGCTTTGCGTTACACAAATGATTTGACGATAGACCAAAGGCAGTACGTGTACCCCTGCGCAACACAAGCAATAACGCAGATCAATACACACAAGGAGAAAAA